GGAGGTACCGCTAGGCACGAGGTGCGAGAGGGTGAGGTGATCAAGAGACTCTTCTGGCGGTGGCTGCTCATTGCGCTGCTTTTCTGGGTGGGCATCATCCTGCTCATAACCTGGCTACAGACATGATCTGGAAAGGAGTGGTAGGTATCATGAAGAAGATGGATCTAAGAGACCGTGTTAAGGCTCTCAATGAGAGCATGCTGGACCTGCAGGAGGACCTCATGCGAGACCAGCTTGAGTGGGCCGCGGACGAGGTCAACGCACTACGCACGAGGTGCGTAGCCATGCTCAGGGCGCGGATGGTGCGAAAGGGAGGCTCATGATGGCCAGCATCAGCACAGAGACGTTGCAGTACGCCGTGGAGAAGCTCAGCATCCTCAAGGAGGAGCTTCAGCGAGCAGGCTATACCTCGGAGCAGATCCACATGATCTTTCAAACAGCTACCAAAGCCATCGTAGAGGGCGTGCTATGATTGTTAAGGCTTGGGCGTGGGACCGCTTCTGGGACGCCGTTGCTGTAGTGACGATGCTCGCCGTCCTCGCGGCTGTTGCCTATGTACCGGAGGTGTGGCCATGGTAGAACCGATGACAGCTTTCGTCCTTCTGTCTTGGTGGAAGTTCGTGCTGCTAACTGGCGGGCGGTCTCACCCTTCCAGACCTCATGCTCTGTGGCGGGTCTGGCAAGAACAGGCCACGCTCAGGGCGTGGCTAGGGCGGGTCACATGACAGGAGACAAGCGCAGTATCGACCAGCTGGTGGACGCGTGGCGATCAACCGTCATGGCCCGCTGCCGGCCGTTTCAGATGTACACCTTCTGCTCCTGGTGCGGGAAGGACCAGCCTCGAGACAGCTACCGGTGGGTCCGGTACTCAACAGTGGATCGCAGGAAGGAGGGTCACACAGCTATCTGGTGCAGGCGGTGCGAGGAGAACGCGAGGCACTACCGAGCATTCGTGCCCTATGGGATCTCAAGAGGAGTGGGCATACCCTGGGAGAGCTACGAGGACATGAAGGTGAGGCTGCTGAAGGAGTTTGGCATTGGGGCCTACACGCGGTACGGGGTCACGCACATGGCACCCTACAAGCTCAGTGCAGCACACAGAGAAAAGCTGCGCAAGGCTCATGGCGAGCTGACGCCTGGGGGCGCGAGACGCAAAGCACGACGCGCAACGCTCGAAGCATGGGCGCTCGAGGTGACCTTGAAAAAGGAGGGGTAATATTATAACGTGGATTTCTCTGTTTGTACACCTTTTTGATTAGGCCTTACATAAGGCCTAATTTTATGCCTGGCCCACAATGATCATTTCAACCACATCGGAGGTGAACGTAAATGGGCGATCTTACTAACACTTAAGTTATTAATTTTATTAAATATTTAGGTATAAGCCCTTTTTATCCATAGAATTTATATTATTAATAGGAAAAATAAGGAGGAATTTTCCCATAATACACAACCAGAGAACCAGCGCCATTAATAATTTAATAATTTTGTTATTCCTAAAGCCGGTCGTATTCGGGGGACGTAAAGTGGCTACACCTAAAAGTTTAATAAAATTAATAACTTAAGAGGCGACGGGCTGCCCGGGCCGGGTGGCAGTCGGTGGCAACTCTGGGTATGGGTGGGCAGCACATACCGATGAAACTTTGATCGTAGGAGCATAGAAAATTGTGAATGAATTTATGTACATGGAGCGCAAGGACGGTGTATAATAGTTCATGATCGTAATTCGATCACATTACGGAGATTGTGAAAATGCGCCAAGTGATTTACACCGTGAAGCTTCAGATCTCAGAGGTTGCGGATTATGAGGCTGCCACTGTAACATTCGAGCAGTATGTTGCGGACTTCAACATCGCTTCCGAAAAAGAATTTGGGAAGCTCGGGGCCGTCGCCCACATCACCTCGGTGGAGTGCTAAGATGGGATTCCGCCTTGTTGGAGATTATGGTCGGCACTTTTCTGGTGACATGAACAAATTCTTGGGACTAGCTCCTAAGAAGAAGTTGCCAGTTGAGGGGATGCCAGCACGCGAAGTGCAGGGCGTCATGATCTACGTGCTCTCATTGGCTGAGGCCAAGGAGCGTGGTTTATTTCATCGCGTGCGTGCTGTGTGCCCGAAGTGTGGGGTTCACATGTCCGCAGGTCGCACCCATCAGCACAAGTGTGGAGCCTAACATGGTCCGATACATCAACGAACTTGCTCACGATCTGCGCGCTGGGGACTACTTTGACCAGCGTGATCGCCTGTTCCCGCATTGGGTGTACGTGGGAAAGGCACTGTACTACGTGGTGAAGCACCATCTGCTTGAGATGGTGTGCAACCGGAAGGGTCACATCTACGAGGATGTGGGGAGCTACGCCGGCCCGGAAGGTGCTTGTGAGCATCTTCAGTGCTCTCGCTGTGGTCACTCGTGGTCACATCGGTATTTCTAACAGGAGATAGTCATGCCAGATCTTGGAAATTGGGGTCAGTACGGGGTGCTTGTCAAGGATGTTCCATACGGCCAGCACATCAAACTTTGGTGCAAAAATCATCACGAGTGCACCTATTCCACGAAGAACATCGCGCCAATCGGTGCCCGGTCACTGTTTTACAATGGTTGGCCCACCCCGGAATGCTCTTGTTCTGTGGATGATCTTGAGGTAGCGCCATTATGAGCCGCTATGATGAGATCACCCCGTACAGGATCTTGCGGGGCATGATGCCTCGTGAAATGCTCTTAACCATGCAGGAGGTGGAACCAAGCAAGGAATGGACCATACTTCGCACTGAAACCACACGCATCTCATTCCTCTTTGATGGTATTTCCATCACCAACCCCACGATTTCTGAGTGTGGGCGCTTTGATACGGATCCCATAGGTTACTATGGGCTCACTCCAAAGGGCATTGTTACCTTGATGCTCATCAACGGTATTCTTGAAGAACGGGGCGTAGCCAATGTCTGACATGGACGAGACAGTTTGGGGGCCGCTAATGGCATCCCGTCTGGCACACATCGAGAAGAATCAAAAAGATCTGGAGGAGATGGTTAGGCCTTTGCACGAGGGCCTATCCGCGTATGTTCAGGGACTGCAGAAGATACATCAACTGGAAAAGACCCAAAAAGATCTCCTGGAGCGTATTAGAGTCCTCGAGGAGCGAGATAATTCGAGGATTGTCAACAAGAACCGATCCTCAGCCCTCATTCGTGAGATGACTCGCGAGGACGCTCTCAAGGTCCTTAACGGGGATTACAAGGATTTGAATCATCGTGAGGCCGCCACGATGTTGGGGCTTACCTACGCCCAAGTTTACAGTTGTCGCATGTGCTACACATTCAAGCCAATTCACCGCCTGCTCGAAGAGTCTGGATGGCGCTCGCCTTGGAAACGGCGCACGTAGATCATCGGAAATAGCGCCTTCGGGCGCTTTTTTTGTCATTTTTGTGCCCAGCAGGCTGACGGCAGTGCGCCCCGGGGCCTGGGAACGGAGGAAATGCGCTTCGAGCGAGGCGCCTCACCATCTGGGGCTGACGGGCATGCTCCCAGGGGCAGGGGGACGGAGGAGATGACCCACAGGGGATCAGGGACGTAAAAAAGGGCGCCCGAAGGCGCCCCCAGTGCTTAGGCCTTCGCCCAAGCGTTCTTCCAGCCCTCCGCCTTGAGGGCCTTCAGAACGTGCTTGAAGGTGTATTCCCCGCGGGCCGAGTAAACTTGCCCGTAGGACAACCCGAGGATCTCCGCGGCCACCTTGTGGCTCTTTTCCTTCAGATCCCCATTGAGAACCCGCTTGGCGTCCTCATCGGTCATCTCCCGGGTGCTCGCAATGCCCCGGCTCTTCGCCGCCTGCTCCTCGAGCTTCGCAACCCGAGCAACCAGGGCCTGGAAATCCTCAAAACCAATCTCAATCTTCGCCATTTCCTATCTCCTTTAAATGTGCGTCTTAATTAACGCACATAAGAATAGTACATCATCATTGTTACCCTTGTACACAAGAAAAGTGTAACGAAGTATTTCAATTGTAATGCGTGGGCAGCGCGCCTCGCCATCTGGGGCAGGCCCCCGTTGCCAGGCTGACGGGGCTGCGCCCGCGCGGAGGGGGGCTGGGGGGGTGGGAGACAGGCTGACGGCCACGCGCCTCGCCATCTGGGGCGAGGGCCGAAAAAAGGGGGCGCCCGAAGGCGCCCGCTGGCTAGCGTTTGAGAAGTTTATCGAGGGCGTACCCGATGAAGACGCCGCCGATCGTGCACACCTGGCCGATGACCACTATGAGCTCTGCGGTCACTTGGGGCACCACGCGATGTAGTCCTGGACGTACATGAGGCAGGCGACCAGGAAGATCGTCAGGCAAACGAGGCGCGTCGCGCGAAGGGCGTTGTCGTTCATGCTTTCACCAGCCGGAAAGCGTTGCCGCCGGTGTAGTGCAGCATGGTCTTCGACCAGATGACTTGCATCCGCGTCTTGTAGTCTTTGATGTGCGAATGATTCGTGTACATTTCGATCTCCGTGTGGTAGGGAAAAAAGGGCGGGAATTTCTTCCCGCCCGACTTTCTTACTTCACCCAGCCGTTTTTCCAACCTTCGGCTTTTAGCGCTTTCAAAACATGTTTGAAAGTGTATTCGCCGCGCGCCGAATAAACTTGTCCGTAGGACAATCCCAGGGTTTCCGCCGCAACTTTGTGCGACTTTTCTTTGAGATCGCCGTTGAGGACCCGTTTCGCATCGTCGTCCGTCATTTCCCTCGTCGATGCTGTTCCCCTGCTCTTCGATGCTTGTTCTTCGAGCTTTGCTACTCTTGCCTTCAACTCTTCGAACATTTCGATCGTTACAACTTGAACTTCGGGTTTCGTTGACATTTTACTATCTCCAAAAGTTTCTCTCTTACTTAAACACTTATACAAACCGAGAGAATTAAGTTTGTATAAAAAGATATTAAACTAAATTGATTTATTTGTACACAAATAAAGTGTAACGAATTATTACACTTGTAATGTGTATCGATTCCTTCCCTAATGATAATGATTGTCATTCTCTTATCACTATCTCTTGTCTTTGTAAATCTTACATACAATCATTCAACAAAACCATTATATATGTTTATTGTATCAAGATTGTTTCAATTATGTATCGATTTGTATCTATATGTAACGATTTATTACGATTAAATGAAGGATTTGGGGGGCCCTTAGCTGGCCACGCTCGGGGGGGCTGTCTAGTTGGCATTTTGAGCAAAAAAGTCATTTCCAGATTTTCTAGTGCGCATCGGGGCGTCGGGGCGATGAAAAAGTCAAAAAAGTGCGTCGGGGCGATGAAAAAAGTCAAAAAGCGTCTCTAAGAGACGCAAAAATCATCAAAAAGCCATAAAAACACATAAAATTATCAAAAAAGTGCCTTTTTAGCTTTCCGGGAGCCGTAAGTCATCCGGGGACCCCTACCAAACCCGTGTACAATCCTTATCGGGTATAGTACAATCCTAGGGATGTACCGAGTAGTCGAAGAGCGTGCTCCAGCGGAGATGGCGCTCGCGCTCGTCCAGAGGGAGTACCCTGAGTACCACCCGCTCATAGCGCTCGCGCGCTTAGCACATAAGAAGGATGTCACTTGTGATCCCCGGTTGGAGCTCGCAGTGCACCAAGCGATCTTGCCCTATGTCCAGCCCAAGCTTAGTTCAGTCGAGGTCAAAGCGGAAATCAGTGATCTCCGTAGAGTGGTGGTTACACTGTTCGAGGATATTGACGTTGAGGATGGCCGCGTTGTGGCGGAGGTTCCGCTGATAACGAACCAGTCAGAGCTGGTCCCGCTGGACCAGGAATGATCCTTTTACACCAATCACTTTTCAGGAGCTCTAGGATGACCCAAGATAGGCTGGTAGCTGTTGATGGTCTAGGCGCATCGCTCATCGCGCGTCGCACCAACGACGAGGTAATGGATATTGCTGGAACGTACCACGTCTCGTGCCAGCGGGTGAAAGCAGGATATGAGACGCTCGCGGCGTTTCACGCTCAGGAGCTGGCTCTGCTGAGACAGGAGGGCGCTGAGCAATCCCGCATTGATGAAGCGGAACAGATCTTCATCGGGCTCCCGCGCGAGGAGGCGTGGAACGACGTTATCCATAACGTTGTGACGACCGTCGGGAAGAACCTGACACTTGACACCATCCTGGGAGGTGCTGGTTACACCGCAGCTGTGGTGATGGGGCTTAAGGGCGTCGGCTCAGCGGCTGCCTCTGATACTATGACCTCGCACGCGGCGTGGAGCGAGGTGGGCGGGACCAACGTGCCGGCTTACTCGGGCAATCGACCCAGCCCGGCGTTCGCTGCATCAGCGGCCGGCGTGAAGCAGACCAGTGCAGCGGTGGTTTACACCTTCACGTCGAGTGGCACTGTTGCAGGTTGCTTCGTGACTCTGGCTGGTTCAGCCACCAAGGACAACACCACGGGAACTCTGCTTTCTGCTGGAGACTTCTCAGGGGGCAACAAGTCGGTGGCGAACACCGATGTGCTGAATGTGACGTACTCGCTCGCGCTGTAAGCCATGCGCGGCACCCAGCCGACCCTCCCGCAAGGAGGGTCTCTCGATGGCACGCTAGTTAACATAGCGGCCAAGGGGCGGGCCATTGCTATCCTCGCATCACAGGCCGTGGTGCGAGCGGAGGTGATGGTCGCGGTTGACACCGTCTCTGGCGTGGTGCTGGCCGCACCGGCCACCAGGGCTGAGGTGGCAACTGCGTTAGACGCGTCTAGTGTGCTGTTTAAGCTCGCCGCGACACGACCTGAGGCTGCTGTAGCATCAGATTTCTCCGATGCGACGGGTGGCTCGGTGCCGTCTGATAACTGGATAGTTAACGGTGGGACGATAACGTTCGTGCAAGGGAGCACGACGCCGTTCAACCTTGTTACCACTGGGCCCTTCAACTATAAGCCTGGTGGCATCTATGGGGTGGATCCGCTTGGAGCTCAGCTGCCGCTTGGGGTGACACTGACTGAGGCGGGCTTGCTCACCATCGGCCCCACGACGGTACCAGGATCGCTTGCCGGGGTGTTCTTCACTTATACTGAGCCCGATGCACTGGCAACGCTAACCATCGTCCCGACGACGGTGGCTGGGCGCCTGCCCATCCTCGCGACGGTGTATCCGCCTGAGACAGTTGTACCTGCGGGGCAAACGCTCGGCAGCCCGGATGAGTCTACTCTGGTGGGCACCGTTATCAGTGCGTGGGAGGATGGCAGTGCGCAGATTGTTGTGTTAGCAGGAGCGCCTGACGTTGTTGCGAGTACGCCGGAGACCATCCGCCTTAGGCAGGTCAAGCCATCGACGGTGCCCGCCGTGCTACCGACGCGCATCGGGGCTATGGTTACGTCCATCGCTTTTAACTTCGGTACCGTCGGTGCAGGCACAATCAGTAACTTTGATAATCCTGAGTTTGTCTGGTGGTCCAACGAGCGCTTTATCTGTGCCCGCTACCGTGTGCCCATCGGTACCAGTGCGATGGAGGGGGTGATCGATATCCATGCTTGGGCGTCGCCCGATGATCGTGCCTTCGTTGAGGTGGTGGTTGAAAACTCTAAGATGGACATCGCCGCCAGCCCGATCCCGGTGATCCCCGATCTGAGCTACACGGGCGCGACGGTCGATGTTAATGGGGTGACCCTTGCAACGGTGAACAGCAGCGGTTGCCCCAACTTGCAGATTCACCAGAAGACGCGCGCGTGGTACTGCTCCACATGGATTGGGCCGGCTGGGGTCAATGATTTTCCGAGACCAGGCACGGGCCCAGCAGGAGGTCCGCAGGGCTGCTTGCAGGTCACGCACGACAAGATGTCGATGCGGGCGCTGCCTTATTTCTGGGCACCGGCGCGGGAAATCACGACTAACTTCGAGGCCGTACCTCCGGGATCTTCCGGTAACTGGGGTAACCAAGCCTACGGCGCCGACAAATACACACCATGGAACACCGGTCGCCAGCTGCCGACCAACATGGGAGGGACGGGTGAAGCAGCGCGCGGCCCGATAGGAACGTTGGCCGGTTGGGAAGCTGATTACATGCTAACCGGCAACAAGCGTTGCCATAACGCTTGCATCCAGAACGCGCTGGTTCTGCTGACTTACAACATCAACTGGCGCAAATCGACCACGGGCCTTGTGCCTAATGGTTCAGACCTGTTGAATCGGCGCCAGGACTACACCTCTGGCGGTGGCCTCGTTGACTTTCCGAACATCAATCAACAGACTGGTAATAGTAATGCTACCTATGACACTGCACACCATCCTGCGAATCCGGTGGTGGCGTTTATGTGTCGTCCGTCGCCGTGCATCATTGAAATTGCCCAGAAGGCGATGGCGATGCACGCTACCTTCGGTACTCATGTGGGCTGGACGATCTACAGTGCTGATCCGCGTGTCCATGCATGGAGAATGAGGAACTATGGCTATGGGACATTCTTGACACCTAACCTGCATCCGAAGTTCTTCTCTGGTGTGGCCACTGATCACTGCACCTCCTATCGCGCGCTGATGCTGCGTACTGCCGCTAATGAGTGCAACGTGTTTAGGGATCATCCGAAGAACAAGCTTGACATCATGTTTCGTTACGCTCCATGGGAGGTGCAGGAAGCGCCGAGCAACGACTTCCACGACCACAGCACCGATCGGCCGCACTTCAACACGGACGTCTGGGAGCATTGCTGGATCACCAACTCCTACGATATTACATCTAGGATGAAGCTGATGCGCGGCGCGGATCAGGCGACCTTCGATGCAACAGCGGACTGGCTCTGCAAGTTCCCAGTGCGCGTGACCAACGAGCCCACCGGCGGTGAGTTCCGCCTGAACACGCTTTACTCTGAAACCATCGGTATCGCTTATTTCACAAACGGGTTGGAAGATCCGGGCATGGGTGAAGCCGGAACGATCGGGCGGGTGGAGTTTGCCAACGACTGGGGCGCGGCAAGGAACATGGATCGCATCGATGCACCGCCGCCGGAGAGCGGGCCGTGGCTCTATCAGAACTATGCCAAGGGAGGCAATACTCCTAATCCCAGATGGAATGAGTGGGCTGACTGCGGCCCCATCAACGTCGGACAGAACGGCTACGAAACGCGCGTGTGGTCGGCGATCTGCGCAGCTAAGGAGCGGGGCATACCGGGGGCCGACGCGATGTGGGAGCGTGTCTATGGAATTAGTGGCGAGCAGACTGGCAAGGTCACAAACATGACTCAGTGGATGAACGGCTTTGTAGGCTTCTCCCTCAATAACAGAGTAGCTCGGAATCTGCCATGACAGCATACGTCCCTCCGCGCCGCAAAGCTAGCACCTCAACTACGATCACTGTCCAGTCAAGTTCGTCTGCTTTGCCGTCGTGGGTACCTGATATCAGCGATGGGATTGGTCGCTTCAACAACATCTATCGTGCTGACTTGCCGGGCCAGATTGATACGGTCAATCGAATCAATCCTGACTATTTCTTTGAGGACGGCACCTCGCGCGCCACTACTGCTGCTCCGTACTACCGCAACATCTTCAGCTACAACGCCGGTACAACCACGCAGATTTTCCAGCTGCTCGAGTCACAGGCTGGCGCTGCCTTTTCACCGCTGCTCGGAGCGCATGGGTCGATCGTCATGCATAACGGCGGGCACTTTACACTGGGTGGCCCTTGGACAGTTGCGTTCGATTTAGCTGAGGGTAAGTGGAAGCATCTTCGTTATCCGATCCTGACGAACGTCGACAAGTCAATCAGTATACAATTTGGTTTGTTTCCAACACCAACTGGAACTGTGGTCAAGCGTGGTTCAGGCACTAGCCCACCCCAATGGGATCAGCCGCCTGACTCGTCACGGCAGGATGAGCAGTCCCCCGCTGCTATAGCTAATCGAGTAGCTAAAACTGGTAACTACATTAAATATGCGGATGATACTCCGATCCCCGGTGCTGGTGATGTGAATGGAGTTGGTGCAACGGTGTTCAATCCATATCCCCCACACACCTACTGCGGGATTCTTGATTTGCCGCCCGAGGGTGGCGGGGGCCCGCTGGGTTCTCTGCTGCTCGCATCCCATTCGCAGACAGGAACGAATGTTCAGGAGACTCACTATCAGGTGTTCAAGCTTGATTACTCCACCATGGTGTGGGACACGTTCAGTGGGATTGGAGGCTGGGGACAGAATTACGTGATGCCGTTGTTCAGTGTTAAGGCGGTCGCTCTCGAATTCGACTCAGGTCGTAATCTCATTTGGTATGTCGGTGGCACGCGACCATTGGTCATGGACTTCAAGTCAAAGCCATATCGGTGGCATATAACCGATGGTGCAAACTTCAATCAGAATTCGTTGGGTCCTGGAATTTGCTACATTCCCGGACGCGACATGTTCATCTACATAAAAGCCATTGGTGATACTCCGAATTATTCCTTCCGCATCCCGTACCTGTATGGGTTTAGCGTGAAGAATTATACTTTCGGTACGGCGTTCACCTGGTCAGAAATTCGACTGAATGTTAATCCACCGCACGGTGCTCCGTATAAGGCGGCTTTGGATGCCAATACTGATACTGGTTGGCCGGGATTCAAGAATGGTACGACCTATGGAGATGACAACGGCGATTTGATGCAGGGTCAGTACCGGCTCAATGAAGGCTCGCCCGGTAATCCGGTGGGCTATACGCAGCCGACTCGCGGAACCAACGATCGATTACAGTATTGTGAGGCTGAGGATTGCATCATCTTTCTACCACGTCGTAGAGGCACGATTCATGGCGTCCCGAGGGATCAGCAGACGACGCTTGACATCTGGAAACTCCGGATGCCTGCGAAGGGTGCAGAGTTTACTGGCACGTGGACGTGGGAGAAAGAGACTACTCAGCAAACGGTCGGGTGCGGTGGCGCTGCTATGAAGCAGTACAACATGAACCCATGTTGGGCCGGGCGCGGTGGTGTTTATGTACCTACTCTGAAGTGCATGTACTACATTGACAGCACCGATTTCCCGGTGCAGGTTATTCGCTCGAAGGCATGGGTCTAGGAGGCTAGATGGCGATTCAAGTTATTACCGCGAATACAGGCACCGGCACTAATCAGTGCCTGCGTCGTACTGCTACCGTTGCCGGCACGGGCAGTCTTAACGCCAAGAACCCCTACACCGTTATCTTTCGGTGTTATGTATCTGACTCTAACCCGACCGATGATTTCATTTGGGGACTCGGCAACAGCAATGGTGGCTCGTTCAACTTCAACCGCGCCTGTGACTTTATTCAAGAAAGTGCCTCTGGCGTTGCGCAACTGCTGTGCTGGATCAGTAATAGCGGAACAACCTCAGGATCGGCCGTTGACCTGACCACTGGCTGGTACACGTTCTGTATTGTTCGTTCGAGTTCCACTGCCCTCAATATGAAAATGAGGATAGGTACCGGCACATTGAACGCAGTCGGTGGTACTTGTGCTGATAACGTCGCCACGCGTTCACAAGAATCGCTTTACGAATGGTTTTTTCACAACGCCCTGACTGGCAACAATATGGCTGCGGGTTCGAAGATCATGAACTACAAATCATGGACTCGAGCTTTGAGCACGGCACAGTGTGGTGCGGAGGATCTTGTTATCGATGTGCAAGACACTACTAACCTCTTTAGTGTCAGTCCGATGATGGACGAGGTCACAATGGCCAACAACATCACCGCTTCGGGAACTGCGGCTGCGTGGTCGGCTGGAGCCAATCTCGGCGTCGGTACGAATGATCCTGCAGTTACCTTGCCGATTGTAAGTGGTAGCTTTAACAATTTTCTTGTAGGTCCGCCGAATCGACGTGTCATTGTTACAAGACTCCCGTAGAACGGGGAAGGAGCAGAAATGTTTAGGAACATTGCAGGTCAGACCGTCTCGGCACATCTGGTGGCCAAGTCGGATGGTTCAGATGTTACAGGGGGTACCACTACAGTGTACGGGCTGAAAGACGGTGGTACGCAGGCATCGCTTGGCTCTGCCACGACTGAGGGAAATGGAGTATGGTCATTCTCACCAGCGGCTACTGATACTGATGGTGCGCATGTTGTGTTTACTTTCATCAACTCGACTGCGGTTTCAGCGTCAGTGCAGATCTACACCGTTGATAAGTACGCTTCTGACGCGCTGAATGCTTCGGCGAAGACTATCGGTTATGGTACAGTAGGTGCGAGTTCGACTGCTACGTCCGTGACGACTAGCGCGATTGCTTTTGCGTCATCGACCAGTATCGGCACCAATGCACTAGCGGGAAGGCAGATCCTGTTTAGGGGTGATACAGCCACAACTGGACTTAAGGGCGCAGGTGCGCGGATTACAGCTAACACCTCAGGTGGCACGCCAACACTGACGCTTAATGCTGCAGACGCATTACCGTCGATTCCACAGAGTGGCGATACATTTGCCATTTTGTAAGTGGCAGCTGATCTATTCTCGCTCGGTGGTCACAGGCTGCCGATTCGGCGCTATGCGACCTTTGCGCGCCCGACTAATGACGTCACAGATGCATTAGACATAATTGACAATGTCAATGCAACTCTGATTTCAGCTAATAGCCAGGTTCAGGAGGATTACAATCCGACAGGTCTTGCAACTGACACCGTAGCGGCGAGCTGGCGTAGTGCTTCAATAGTAAGTGAATTATCTTTTCCGGTAGGTGGAGGTCAGGGAGATTCTCAGAACGCAGCCATAGGTGTTTTGTCGGCTTTTCGCTCAGAAATTGGGGCCCATCGCCTGCCGATGGCACCCTATGCAGCTTTCCCACATGCTAGTGCGGCTGATGAATCCATAGATCTAGTTGATAGTACGAGCGCAGGTCTGCGCTCGGTGGTGAGCGTTGCAGAATCTGCCACTGCCATTGCTGCGCAAGACACGGCTTTCAGTCGAGACCTAACTGGTCTTGGTCCGCATCGTCTGCCGATTCGTCGGTATGTGGCTTTCTCACGCGTAGGTCAGGCGGCTCAGATCAGTGAATTCCTCGGGTTGATAGAGGATACAGTTGATGATCCAACGGGCAATTATCATGGTCCGGTGGCAGAATCAGTACTTGCAATTGATATATTGTCGACCAGTGCTAATCAAACTGAGAACATAGTTGAGGATCTTGACCTTAGAGATGAATATGATTCTGGCTTTGCACGCCCGAATGCCTTTGTAACCGCACAGGGCAACATAGGTGTACCATCTTCGCCGGAGCTCGGCTTTGCACGCTCAGGTGTATTGGCTGAGCAGTGTGATGAAGCTGCCACCCTAGTTGATGCTCAGAATGCTTTTGGCGGGGTTTCACACACCGAATTTGCTACAGCTCTTGATGTCCAATCAGCTGGACAAGCGCTCTTTGCTGGTGTGGCTGAAACGGCGAATTTCTCGGATCTGCATGATGCGGTACCGCTGGGTCAGCTGGCTGGTGGCATAGTAGAATCTGCACCTGCTGCAGATACAAGTAATGCAACAGGCACTTTTGGTATAGCCGTAGTAGAGGTTACGGCTTTTGTAGATGCTAGTGACACTCAAGGATGGACCAGCTCTAGCCAGGTAGCGGAAAATCTAGGTACTCTTGTTGATGCTAGTAATGCTGCTACAACCAATGATGGACTTGTTAGTGAGTCAACCACACCTAATGATCTGAGCTTTGCTATTCTGATCGGTGGTTCTGCTACGGTGGTAGCAGAAGTTGCGGTATTGGATAGTTTACAAAGCTGTGAAAGTTTTAAGGATGCAGACGTTGTTGAGGTTAATGAGTTATTAGCTTATCATGGTATTGAGGGCGAGGATGAGCGAGTAGAAGTTGCGGTGATGATGGATCATTGCACGGCGAGCACACTACTGTTCACTGATAGTGAGGCGCGCACCTGGCACATTGCATCATCAAATCGCAAATACACCGTTCCAGGAGCTAGCAGATGACCACGGCTAATTCGGAAGGTTTTACTCTGATTAATGGTAAGCCGACCATTGTGAAAGATCCGAACGCAGTCTTGGACTATACATGGGATTGGTCAAAGTGGCTTGATGATTTTGATCCTGATGGCCAGATTGCAGTCCATCAAATCATCATCGGCAACTCAGCTACGGCCGTTGTACAAAAATCAGAAAGCAATGGTCTTGAGGTAACAGCAATTATCGCTGGTGGCGAGGTTGGTGAGAAGATTTCCGCAACATGCCGCATCACCACTGATAGCGGACTTGTTGATGACTGGACTCTTTATATGAAAGTGAAAGAGCTTTGATTCAGTTTAAGCTCTATCCGAAGCAGAAGCAAGCGCTTTTATCACTTGCTAATGAAGTGCTCTACGGTGGCGCAGCCGGTGGGGGCAAGAGCTACTTTCTGCGCGTCATAGCTATCGTACTGGCGCTCGAGATTCCTAACCTGAAGATCTTTCTCTTCAGGCGCCTGTACAGAGAACTCTATATCAGTCATGTGTACAACGTGGACGGCTTCCAAGCTCTGCTGGGAGATCTGCTAAAGGCCGGCGACGTTGTGTTTAACAAGTCTGATGGAGTCTATACCTTCTACAACGGAGCACAGATCTACCTCTGTCATGCTCAGCACGAGCCAGATATTCAGCAGTATCTGAGCGCGGAGATTCATCTGCTGCTCATCGATGAAGCTACTCAGTTTACTGAGAAGATGATTCGATTCATCAGAACCCGGGTTCGTCTTGGTACACTAGAGATTCCTGAGAAGTGGAAGCCGGTGCTGCCGAAGATCATCTACGCTTCCAACCCAGGTGGCATCTCGCACAAATACTTCAAATCAGGTTTTGTTGCGTTTGGACCTGGTAAGCTGTTCAACGCTCCAGAGAGCGATGGTAGCATGAGCAGGGAGTTCATTCCCGCTGTACATACTGATAACGTGCTGATGATGCGGAATGACCCCAAGTATGGGCAGCGCATCCTGGGTTTGGGTGATAAGAGACAGGCGCGCGCGTACCTAGAGGGCGTCTGGGACCTTGACGAGGGCTCAGCCTTTGGTGATCTGTGGGATTCTGAAAAACATGTTATTGATGACATTGTGGTACCTCCCACGTGGAAGATCGACAGAGGACATGATTATGGTTACTCTGCACCAGGAGCAACACTCTATTTTGCAGAGAGCGATGGTACTCGTGCTATTATCAATGATCTACCAGTCATTCTTCCTCGGAAGTCTCTGGTGCTGTTGCACGAGATTTATTTCGCTGATAAGGAAGGTAAGGGTCTGAGAGCGACGCCCGTTGAGCTGGGCGCTCGGATGAAGCAGTTTGAGGTCATGCGAAGAATCCGTCATCGAGTTCAACCAGGGCCTGCTGATGCATCGATATTTGATAAACAGGCTGGTTATGCTTCGATTCATGATTATTATGTTCAGCAGGGCGTGCGCTTCTATAAGGGGGACAAACGCTCTGGATCACGTGAACGGGGATTTGTTATCACTAGACAGATGTTACTGGCCACGAAAGTGAGGGATCCAGAAAATCCTTGGCTTTTATTCTGCCGCACGTGCCCGAATGCGATTGTGCAGATTCCAGAGCTGCCGCTTGATCCGGAAAATCCTCAGGATGTTGATTCTGAAGCGGATGATCACATCTACGACGTGATCAGGTATCGCGCGCTGAAGAACATCCTCCGTGCAGAAGCTAAGGCTTACGAAGGATATTGAGATGGCCAAGCAGCTAAGTGAGTTTGCTCACCCTGAATACATCAACATTCAGGAGGAGTACCGAATGATCCGTGATTGCTTCAACGGGTCAAAGGCGATCAAGACCGCGGGCACTCTCTACCTCCCTTCGCTAGGTGGTCAAGAGACTGGTGACTATGATAATTACAAGCGTCGTGCACTGTTCTTTCCAATCACGAGCAAGACCGTAGCCACGCTGGTTGGGTTCACCACCTCCAAGGACCCTGAGACGGAGTACGATGATACGCTGAAACCGTACTTCACTGATGGCGTTGAGTCATACCAGTTTACTGAGTTTTATATCAGGTGCCTCCAGGAGGTGATCCTGATGGGGCGGATTGGAACTTTGGTCGATGCCCCAGTCAGTGGAGCCAGCGAGCCCATCCTCGTGACCTATGATGCTGAGCACATCATCAACTGGGGTGTGTACGCTGATGGATCATTGGAGTGGGTGCTGCTCAGAGAAACCATCTATGTTCCAGATGCACAGAAGCGATTCTTCTATCGGCCTCAGGTGCAGTACCGCTGGTGCGGCTTGGTGGGCGGTGCTTATACCGTGCAGCTGCTGGATGATGATCTTAACATCACGTCCGCGATGACACCGCTCTTTCGCGGGCGGAGCATCAACTACGTACCATTTACCTGCTTTGGCACGTCCGGCGTGCACATGCCCGTTGACAAGCCACCGATGCTGGACATCGCTACGATCAACATATCCCACTACATGACCAGTGCTGATCTGGAGTGGGGCCGTCACTTCGTCGGTCTGCCGACACCGGTCATCATCGGTGCAGATTCCAGTACCAGTCTCAAGATTGGTGGCACAGCTGCGTGGGTGCTGCCCAATGAGGGTTCAGATGCAAAGTATCTAGAATTTCTCGGCCAGGGCCTGGGCTCACTTGAGAACGCTCTCAAGGAGAAGATCGGGCTCATGGCATCAATGAGCGCTAGGCTGGTGGACTCATCTAGCAAGGGTTCAGAGGCCGCTGAGACAGTTCGTCTGCGTTACATGAGTGAGACCGCATCGCTCAAGCAGCTCGTGCTCTCCACTGAGACTGGGCTGAATATGACTTACTCGACGTTGGCCAAGGTGATGGACGTGCCGCCACCGTCGATATCTCTTAACAAGGACTTTCTCACCATCCGCCTTGAAGCTGCGGTGCTTCGTGAGCTCTTTACGGCATACCTCAATGGTGAGATTGACAAGGCAACGTTGGTTTACAACCTCAAGCGGTCGGAGTATCTTGATCCGACTATTCCAGACGATCAGCAGCTCGAAGGTATTCTGACGCCGGTACAGATTGCTGACCTCAAAAAACCAATACCGGCAGCACCAGCCCCAGCTAAACCGCAACCACAATAATGGGAGGATCCCATGGCTCTGAAGTACACAGTTAGTGATTTGAATGAGGTAGGTGAAGCTGTTCGTCCGTTCTACGTTAAGCGTGAGGATGGTTCATTCGTCCTTGATGCTGATGGAGCTACAGACAAGAGCAAGCTAAATGAGTTTCGGCAGACCAACGTCGACCTCATGAAGAAGATGGAAGCGTTCAAGGATCTTGATCCGAAGAAGTACGCTGAGCTGATGGAGACAGATCGCAAGGTCCGTGAGAAGCAGCTCATTGAGGCGGGCAAGGTCGATGAGGTTATCGCTGAGCGCGTCCAGCTAATGAGATCTCAGTATGATAGAGAGGTTCAGACTCGTGATGAGCAGCTCAAGGTTGCTAATCGCCAGCTGGAGACCTTGCTCATTGATAATGCGGTGAAGTCTTCTGCGGTTACACATGGCATCCTCTCCACTGCGATCGATGACATTGTGCTTCGTGCGAAGACCGCGTTTTCGATCCAGGATGGTCGGCCTGTCATGAAGAATGAGAAGGGCGAGGTGGTCTATGGTGAGGACGGCACATCGCCCGTCTCCATTGATTCTTGGACCAAGCAGCTGAAGAACACAGCTCCTCACCTCTTTGCAGGATTCACTGGTTCTGGTGCGCCGGGCGCACGTGGCGGTGGTCCGGGTATGAAGCCTAATATGACTCCAGTGGAGAAGATCGCTGCTGGCTTGAACGCAGGTCTGGCCCCGCGCATGGGAGGCCCAATTGGGCCCTAATCAAAACGGTGTACATACCTTTGCATTTGGTGTATAATTAAAGGATGTTGGCGCCTATGCTGCGCATAGGTGCCAACACCCCATTGTCTGAGCATGCAGCGTGTGCTTGGGCCTCCGGTGGAGGTTGACGTAGTCCGTTAACTTCCAGGAGCTCAGATGCCCTCTGTTACCTTAGCTGAAGCAGCAAAGCTTCAGAACAACCCCCTCGTTGCTGGTGTCATCGAAACGATTGTCACCGTCAACCAAGTTTACAATGTCATGCCCTTCGATCAGATCGTGGGAAATGCCATTGAGTACAATCGGGAAAACGCCATTGGCGGCGTTGACGTGATTGGTATCGGTGGTGATGACACGGTCAACGTGATCACCGCTCAGGCCAAGACGCCAGCCACGTTCACCCCAGTGACCAGTGCGTTGAAGGTCATGCTCGGTGATGCGTACGTTGATCACTTCGTTCAGACCACGATGACCACGCCCAATGATCAGCGGGCGATCCAAGTTGCATCCAAGGCCAAAGGCCTGGCGCGTCAGTACCAGGACCTGTTCATCAATGGCGATGCTACCTCCAACCCGAAGCAGTTCGATGGTTTGGAGAAGCTCGTTCCCGCTGCACAGACCAAGAGCTTTGGCTCAACCACCCTGTCTCTGGACATGCTGGATGAGCTGATTTCCATGATCAAGTCCAAGGATGGTCAGGTCGATTTTTTCATGATGCCTGATGCGGCCATTCGCAAGTACTTCAGTCAACTGAGAACTCTCGGCGGCGCCAACATCACTGAAACCATAGCACTGCCTGGTGGTGGCTCGGTTCCTGGATATCGTGGGATTCCGATGTTCCGCAATGACTGGGTCGATGTTACTGGTTCTCCGACCAAGGTCGGTGACATCTACGCCGGTGTCTGGGACGACGGATCCAGGATGATTGGGATCGCTGGCCTGACCAGCTCCAACAACTCCGGTATCTTTGTCACGGAGCTGGGCGAGGCTGAAGGCACGAACAATACCATTACTCGTCTGCGCTTCTACGCAGGTCTGGCAGTGTACAGCCAGCTTGGGATTGCAAGGGCAACGAACGTCAAGTTCACGTAAGAGGCTGACGTGGCCATCGTCGTTGATGCTACGCCCGGTGGGCTAACCTCTAACAGCTACGTTACCGTAGCTGAGGCGGCTGACTACGTCAATATCTATGTTCTTGATGAAGCAGCACGCGATGTGTGGCTGGATCTGGATACGGACGATAAGTCTCGTCTCCTGATCCAGGCCACTCGTCAGCTTGACTGGTACTTCTGCTGGCAGGGCGAGCGCACCAATCAACAGCAAGCTTTGGAATGGCCACGGTATCAGGTTTATCGTGACTCATATCCAATTCCTCAGGATGAAATACCTTGGGAGATCAAGCACGCCACGATCGAGGAAGCTCTGTGGCTGCAGACCATAGGTGATAACACGCCTCTGGCTGGTAACGCGTTGATTGATGAAGTTGAGGTTGGTGAGATAAGAGTTAATTTCAATGAGAAAGCTAATCAAAGCAAGATATATGTGCCTGACAAGATTGCTGCAATCATAAACGGATTTGGTGAGATCGAGGCACCGAGCGTTCCAACATCTGGGATGGCCAAGAACATTAGTCTTGTGAGGGCGTAATGGCTCTCAAGGCTACTGTGCTAGATGCGGTTAAGGTTGCTGTACAGGCCATTGAAGATTTAGCGGTGGTGGGTAGGCATCAAGAGCGTACGCCCACTGTATATGCACCCGGCGGGGCCACGGTGTACACAACCAGGGTTTTTGATGTTAAGGTGGTGGTTACCACCTTTAATCAGAGGGAGATCGAAGCAGATCGTGATCTAGCATCAGATGCAAAGATCATGGTCTTCCACCAGGATGGCAGTCCTATTCCAAAGCTGAATGATACACTCACCGTAAATGGCTTGCAATATCGTATCATGCGAAGCAAGCCACAATACGTCGGCTCTGAAATAGGATTTTCCACGGTGCAAGCAAGGCCCTTGAGTGCTTAAGGTCACAGTAAACGTTCGACGCTGGCTAGATCATAAAGAGTTCGAACAAGTAACTGAAACTGCGGTACGATCTTACGTCAGGGATGTTTTCTTTGGGGCGGTGAACCGGTCTCCGGTTTACACTGGATCTTTTCGTGCGAGCTGGCGAATAGGATTCAGAGAACCTGATGAATCCACCACGACGGGAGGCGCACCCGAAGCACCATTGCCACGTCCGGTGTTTTATTGGCCGAAGGGATATAGGCTTGGTGATATGGTTTATATATCAAATAGTCAGCCATATGCTTTGCGCATCGAAAATGGTTATTCCATGCAAGCGCCCACCGGCGTACTTGCTCTTTCTGTAGCGAGTGCTTCTGTAAGAAAATGATCTTTTCTGGTGCCCAGAAACTGATTGAAGGTCACTTACAGAGTGAGTGGACTCTCAATACATTGACATTTGAGAACCAAGCATTCAACACGGACATCTATGAAGAGTTTACTAGGTCGACGGTCCAA